TAACACTGGTAACACTGGTAACACTGGTAACACTGGTAACACTGGCGGAAACAACAACAACAACAATACAGGTGGCAATGTGAATAAAAATGACCAAGTAGAAGGGAGTGTAGGAAGTTCAGACTTCACCGTAATTGACAAAGCTGATTCTGGCGCACCTACAGGTATTAATCAAGACAGACCAGATGTTGTTGCTCCTCAGATGCAAGCAGAGAAAATAACTGCGGAACGCCCTTTAAGAGCAAATTTCACAGATTTAGTAGACGCTGAAGGTAATGTAACAAAAACACAAGACGAAAGATACCAGCAGGCCCTTAACAGTTACGATAACCAAGCTACTGGTAGAGGAACAATTACTACATCTGGTAAAGTTGAAAGCGTAGGAAAGGCAAAAGAAGTAGCAGGGCCAGACGAAATAACAGCGGCGAAGATGGAGGCAGCAACTCAGCAACAGCGGAAGCCTATAAGAAGTAGATTTGAAGCCAAATTAGATGGTGATGGAAATATACTTAAAACAGCGGAAGAACAGTTTAAGGAGGCTTTAAGAAACTGGGAAGACAGAACAAGTGCTGATGCTCCTGAAGATATTGACGCTAAAGGCTTTACTGCTACAGAAGCCGCTGCAACTACAGCTACCGCTGCTACCGACGGTACTGTAACTCAAACAGCTTCTGCTGATGCTCCTGCGCTTACTCAGGCCGCCGAGGCTGCTGATATAGACGCAACAGCCGTTGAAGCTGCTAAGGGTACAGAAGTTGAACGTCAAGCGCAAACTGAAGTAGCTACAGCAATGAGTGCTTATTCACAAGTTAAAGAAAGCGCAGAGTATTTAGAAGTAGCTGAAAGAAAAAAGCGGTTGATTGAAAACAGAAAAAACGACCCTAAATACGCTGAACTAGAAGAAGCACTTTTAGCTGCTAAAGCAAGCGGAGACGAAGAAGCTATGAACGCTGCTAGCAGAGCTAGGCACGATTATAATTCACAAATTAGAGCAGTAGAGACTCAACGCATTGGAATCCTTGATGCAGCAGGCGCAAAGAAAGTAGCCGAAGTAGACGGCCCAGAAGCTGCAAGCCGTGCAGGTCAAACAATTGGTGAGCAAGAACTTTCAGACCTTATGGACATTGCAGAAGACCGTGGCGTAGACCTTGAAGACATGGAAGAGTATAAGCTTGCTAAAACACGCTTAGCTCAAGAAGGCACAGCGGCTCAAGGTACTGCGGAACAGATGATAGGTAAGCCGACTGACTTTGCTACAGCGGCTGAAGGAACTTCTGTTGATTCAGACTTTAAGCCCGAAGGCGGTAAAACAGAAATTGACGATACTCCTGAGTTTGAAGTAGCTTCAAAGCGTGTAGCACAGGTGGGCGAAGCAGCAGAACGAGTAGCTCAAGAACTTGGCGATGCTCCGGCGCTTGACCTTGAAGGTCGTGAAGTTCTTCTAGGCGAAGCACCTCAAGGTAATGCGTCACAAATTGGCGGTATCCCTACCTTTGAAGCAGCTCAAATGAGCGCAGTAACCGGCGGAGACCGTACCGTAGCTGCCGCAGATATGTTGGCTGTTGTAGCCAGTATTCCTGCTGAAGTTTCTGCCGCAATCTCTGAAGACCCTGCAACTGTAATAGCTCAGGTAGATACTAATGCAAACCCTCAAGTTACTGCGGCTGTTGCAGCACTACCTACTGAAGCTCTTGTATCTACACAAATGGAAGGCTTGTTAGCAGGCATGGAAGAAGGCAAGACTCCTGCATGGGCTAGACCGGCTCTTGCAGCTATCGAAGCTAACTTAGCTAAACGAGGCATGAGTGCTTCTAGTATTGGTCGTGATGCAATGTTTAACGCTATTATTCAGAGTGCGTTGCCTATTGCACAGAGTAACGCTACTGCACTACAGGACAGAGCTAGGCAGAACCTAAGCAACGAACAACAAGCTAACCTTGCGGCTGCTCAGAATACTATGACTGTACGTATGCAGAACTTGGCAAACCGCCAAACCGCTGCGTCTCAAACAGCTTCTATGGCTCAAGAGATTAAAGTACAGCAGGGTTCTTTCAGTCAACAGGCTGTTATGACTGAAGCTCAACAAGACCAGCAAACTAAAATTACAAACGCTCAACTAGCTCAAGACCGAGCTAAGCAAGAATCTGCACAGAAACAACAAGCAGCTATTGCAACTCTTGATTCTAATACTCAGAAAGACTTAGCTAACCTTAGAGCTTTGAACGAAGCAGGCGCAGCAAACCTGAGCGCCGCACAACAGACTAAGCTGAAACAGTACGAAGCCACAGTAAATAAAGTTATGCGTCAAGCTGACTTGAAACAAGACATGGAAAAAGCTAACCTCGGCCCTGCTATGCAGATTGAGCTTGCTAACTTGTCAGAACAAAACGCAGCCGCTAAAGATACTATGACAGCGGAGCAGACTGAAAAGCTAACAAGGTTTAACGCCTTAATGGATTTCCGTAAGACTGATGCGACTATGGCTCAGCAAATGGATATGGCTAATATGTCTAACGAACAGCAGATGGAACTTGCGATGTTGAGCGAGAAAGCTGCTACAGATTCTGCAAACTTCACGGCTGAGAATCAGTTTGAACTTGCAGAGCTTCAAGCTAAGGTTGCTCGAAGTGTTAGGCAGGGTGAGCTAAATGCACGTATGGAAGAAGTCAACCTTGATGCTAGTTTAAAGGTTGAACTTACTGAACTCAGTGAACGTAATACTATGGCAAGAGCTAACATGACTGCTGACCAGCAGACTCGTTTAGCTAATCTTAATAATCTTTTAGACTTTAAGAAAACTAATGCAGCCATGGCGCAACAGATGGAAATGGCTAATCTTAGCAACGAACAGCAGATTGAGATGGCTAATCTTGCTGACCGTTCTGCTACAGACGCTGCTAACTTTACTGAAGCTAACCGCTTTAGACTACAGGAACTAAGTCAGGCTACAAGCATTTTGTCAAGCAACGAAGAGTTACGTGCTCGTGCTGATATGGCTAAGCTGTCTACAAGCGAAAGAGTATCTCTGGCTAACTTAACGGCTAAGAACCAAGCTGATTCAGAAAGCATGAGTGCCGAAAATGTTGCTGAGCTTCAAGTCTTTGAGAAAAAGATGGGAGCTGCTCAGGTCAACGCACAGCTTGCACAGCAGATGGGTATGGCAGAACTGTCAAATGCTCAACAAACTGCAATGTTTAATGCTCAGGTAAACTCTAACTTAGACATTAAGAAGTTTGATGCAGACCAACAGACTCAGTTAGCTAATAGTAAGTTTATGCAGACTATGGAAATCAATCAGTTTAGCGGTGAGCAACAGGCGGCTATGCAGAACGCAACTACATTAGCTTCTATGGATTTAGCTACTGCTGACCAAGCTACTAAACTAGCCATTACAAATGCTCAAAACTTCCTGCAAATGGATATGGCTAATTTAAGCAACGAACAACAAGCAAGTGTAATGAATGCTCAAATGAGCCAGCAAAGACTAATTAGTAACGCTGCGGCTCAAAATGCTGCTGCACAGTTTGGAGCTGCTTCTGAAAACGATACCAATAAGTTTATGGCGCAACTAAGTGCTCAGGTTGACCAGTACAATACTTCGTCGGCAGCAGCTCGCGAACAGTTTAATGCTACTGAAGCAAACAGACAAGCAGCAATTAAAGCAGGTAATACAAACGACATTGAAAAGTTTAACAGCCAGATGGCACAAGACATTTCAAAGTTTAACGAACAACAAGACCTTGCTCGTGACCAGTGGAATGCTGCAAACGCTCAGGCCGTTGAGCAGTCTAATGTACAGTGGAGACGACAAGCCAATACTGCTGATACCGCTGCTCAGAATGCTGCAAACCAACAGAACGCTCAGATGTCTTTTAACTTGACATCTCAGGAACTTACTCAAGTGTGGCAGCAGTTGCGTGACGAGGCCGCTTATATTCGTCAAAGTTTTGAAAACGAAGAACAGCGAAAAGCTCAGTTACTTGCTACTGCTATTGGTAATGAAGAGGCTGTACAAGATGCAGCAGACATTTCGTCACTGCGAAACATTTTAGATTAATAAAACTTTAAAAATAAACAAAAGGTATAATAATGGGTTTTTTCAGCAAAGCATTTAAAAAAATTAAAAAGGGTTTTAAATCAGCTTTTAAAGGTATTGGCAAAGGCATTAAGTCAGCCTTTAAAAAGTTTGGTAAATTCATGGGTAAGATTGGTATCGTAGGTCAAATAGCTATGATGTTTGTCTTGCCGGGGATTGGTGCAGCGTTAGGTAAAACGCTAGGCGGTGCATTTAGCGGTCTTGTAGGCTCAACAGGCACAGCAGGCGCAGCAGGCTCAGGACTTTTAGGAAGCACTAGCGCCATTGTTCGTGGTGCTGGACATGTACTAAAAGCCGCAGGAAACTTTACTAAGATGGCTCACTCAAGTTTTAAAACTGTTACTGATGGCATCGGAAGTTTTGTAGGTGAAATGGCTGGCGCTGCTGTTAATAAAATACCGGGCGCAGGAAAATTTCTTAACACTATTACCAGCGGTAAGCTAAACATTACAGACAAAACTTTTACTAGTGCTTGGAATGTTGTTGAGGAAGGAATTATGACAAACGCCGGTAAAGTAATGACTAACTTTAACAACATGATAGGCAATGTAGCTGCGCCT